TCTTCTGGTACATCTACAAGAATTATTATCACCTCAACCGCTAATGGTATTGGTAATGTATTCTATAAGTTATGGGAAGGTGCTAATCAAAAGACTAACGACTTTAAACCATTCAGGGTAGATTGGCAAGATGTTCCTGGACGTGATGAAGAATGGAAAAGACAAACTATTGCTAACACTTCTGAATTGCAATTTACCCAAGAATTTGGTAACTCATTTATTGGTGGTTCTGATACACTGGTAACACCAGAATGTTTATTAACACTTAATGCGATTGATCCAATAAAGGAAACTTATAATCTAAGAGTTTATAAAGATCCAGAACATGGTCATGAGTATATGATGTTCGTTGATATTGCTAAAGGTCGTGGTCAAGATTATTCTACATTTAATATTATTGATATAACATCATCACCTTTTGAACAAGTTTGTGTTTTCCAAGATAATAATATATCTCCTTTATTATATCCTGATGTATTATATAAATATGCTATGTTATATAATGAGGCATATATAATAGTAGAATCAAATGATCAAGGTTCTATTGTTTGTAATGGATTATATTATGAACTAGAATATGAAAATGTTTATGTTGAATCGATAATTAAAAGCAATTCTATTGGTGTTACAATGACCAAGAAGATCAAAAGAATTGGTACATCTAATATGAAAGATATTATTGAGCAGAATAAATTAAAGATAAATGATGCTAATACAATTATTGAGTTATCTACTTTTATATCACGAGGTTCTTCTTTTGAGGCATCACGAGGAAACCATGATGATTTAGTAATGAACCTTGTTCTGTTTGCTTGGTTCACTTCCACACCATTCTTTGGTGAAATGACTGATATAAATATTAAGAATTTATTATATTCAGAGAAAGTAAGAGCAATGGAAGATGATATTGTTCCTGTAGGCATTTTTGATGATGGTAGAGAAGATGCTTTTACAGTAGAAGATGGGGTACAATGGGAAACTATAAATACTGGTATGTTCTAAATATTAAATAGTATAAATAGTATTGAATGAGTAATAATCTTATTATGATTCTTATTACATTATAATCATTTTTTATAATCTTTTTGGAGAGGAAACAAATATGGGCTTTCAAGTTTCACCTGGCGTTCAGGTAAAAGAAATAGACCTAACAAATGTTGTTCCCGCGATATCTACCTCTATTGGTGGTTTTGCTGGTGCATTCAATTGGGGTCCCGTAAACGAAATTCGGATGGTAGGTTCAGAATCAGAACTTGCCTCAACCTTCGGTATACCCGATGATAATACAGCACCTTACTTCTTATCAGCAGCTGCTTTCCTGCAATATGGAAGAGCTCTTAAAGTTGTTCGTACCGCTACTACTAATTTAAACGCGACAAGTTCTGGTGTTGGTCAGTTAATCATGAATCGTGATGATTATGAGGAAGCGACTGTAACAGATTCTTGGGTTGCGAAATATCCAGGCATATTAGGAAACTCTTTAAAAGTTTCTATTTGTCCTGCTGATACTACTGTATTTGCTAGTTGGGCATATGCAGACAACTTTGATTCTGCACCAAGTACTTCAACTTATGCTGCTGCACATTCTTCTAGTAATGATGAAATGCATATAGCAATAATCGATGAAGATGGTTCTTGGACAGGTCTTGCTGGTTCTGTTCTAGAAACATTTCCATTTGTATCTCAAGCATCTGATGCTAAAGCAAGTGATGGAACTTCTAGTTACTACAAAGATGTATTAAACGGAAACTCTAATTATGTTTGGTTTGGTGATCATGACGCTACATTAGTAAATGCTGGTGGTCTTACTTCTGCTGTTGCAGATTTTAATGCTACTGTTATTGCTGCTGAAGTTTCTGATTCGTTTTCTGGTGGTACTGATGATAATTTACCTACACTTGGTGAACTTCAAACTGGATTTGATTTTTTCTCTGATGCAGATACTGTTGATGTAAATTTAATATTCTCTGTTCCTGGTGTTGATGGTGGTGAAGATGTTACATTTGCTAATTACCTTATTGCATTAGCAGAAGCACGTAAAGATGTTGTAGCATTCATTTCTCCTCCTATTCAAGATACTGTTGGTACTTCTACTCCTGCAACTGATGTAAAAACATTTGCTGATCAGGTAAGTTCAAGTTCTTATGCTGTTATAGATTCAACCGCATTAAAAGTATACGATAAATATAATGATGTATACCGTTGGATTCCTGCTGCTGGTGTTATGGCTGGTTTATGTGCTAACACAGATACAGTTGCAGATCCTTGGTTCTCTCCTGCTGGTTATACACGTGGTCAAGTATTAGGTGTCACTAAAATTGCTTTTAACCCTAAGCAAGCAGATCGTGATACACTTCACAAAGCAAGAATCAATCCAATTGTTTCTTTTCCTGGTCAAGGTACACTTCTTTATGGTGATAAAACTGCTCAAGCAAAACCATCTGCTTTTGATCGTATTAATGTCCGTAGATTGTTCATCGTTTTAGAAAAAGCAATTGCTACCGCAGCTAAATATCAATTGTTTGAACTGAATGACGAATTTACAAGAGCAATGTTCCGTAACATGGTTGAACCATTCTTACGTGACGTAAAGGGTCGTAGGGGTATTACTGACTTCGCAGTTATCTGTGATGAAACTAATAATACCGGAGAAATTATAGGATCTAATCAGTTTGTTGCTGATATCTATATTAAACCTGCTCGTTCAATCAACTTCATTACTTTGAATTTTATCGCCACTCGTACTGGTGTTCAATTCGCAGAAATTATCGGTCAAAAATAAGGGGATCTTAAATGGCAATTTTAGGCGTAGATGACTTTAAGTCAAAATTATTCGGTGGTGGTGCAAGATCAAACCTTTTCAAAGTTGAAATGGGTTGGCCAGCAGTAGCACTTGCGGGTTCTGGGGAATCTGAACTTGCGGGGTTTTTAATCAAAGCAGCAAGTTTACCTTCTTCAGTTATTGCACCAATTGAAGTACCATTTCGTGGTAGAAAGTTACAAATTGCGGGAGATCGTACATTTGAACCTTGGATTATCACTGTAATCAATGATTCTAACTTTGCACTAAGAAATGTATTTGAAAAATGGATGGATGGTATTAATGCACATTCTGCTAATACTGGTGTAACCAATACTTCAGATTATTTTGCGGATGCAAGTATCTATCAATTAGATAAGAGTGGTGAGCAACTAAAAGGTTATGTTTTTAGAGGTCTTTGGCCTAGTAACTTATCAGCAATTGATGTAAGTTATGAAACTGAGGGTATCCAAGAATTCACCGTTGAACTTCAAGTTCAATATTGGGAATCTGATACAACTAACTAGAAAATTATTATATAAATATAAGTGAATGGAGGGGTAAGAAATTATCCCTCCCCTTTATAACTTAGGAAAAATACTATGGCATCATTATTTGGATTTGAATTTAAAAGAAAGTCCCAAGATAAAGAAGACGATAAAAAACAATCGTTTGTTGCTCCAATGGAAGATGATGGTTCCAGTTATGTATCTGCTGGTGGTCATTATGGACAGTATGTAGATATTGGTGGTACTGACGGTGATAAGAATGAAGCAGATAATGTTAGACGATATAGAGATATAGCACAACATCCAGAATGTGATGCTGCTATTGAAGATATTATCAACGAAGCAATTGTTTCAGATTCTAATTCGGCACCTGTTGAAATTATTATGGATGACTTAGATCAACCTGATAATATCAAAAAGACTATCAAAGAAGAGTTTGAGAATGTTGTAAGGTTATTACAATTTAATCATTATGGTCATGAGATTTTTCGTAAATGGTATGTTGATGGTAGATTGTTCTATCATATCATTATTGATGAAAAAACTCCAAAGAAAGGTATATTGGAATTAAGACCAATTGATCCTACACGAATTCGTAAAGTAAAAGAGATTGATAAAGTCAAAGATCCTGTAACAGGGGCAGAACTTATCAAATCAGTTGATGAATATTACATTTATCAAGATACAAGTTTAAATAAATCTAATCAAGGTTTAAAGATTTCATCTGATGCAGTTCAATATACTACTTCTGGTTTACTAGAAGGTAATAAGAAAACTGTATTAAGTTATTTACATAAAGCAATTAAACCCGTAAATCAATTACGGATGATGGAAGATTCTCTTGTAATTTATAGATTATCAAGAGCACCAGAAAGACGTATATTTTATATTGATGTTGGTAACTTGCCAAAAGGTAAAGCAGAAGAATATCTGAAAGGTATTATGAACCAGTATAGAAATAAATTGGTGTATGATGCTTCTACTGGTGAGATTAAAGATGATCGCAAGAATATGTCTATGCTGGAAGATTTTTGGTTACCGCGTAGAGAAGGTGGTCGTGGTACTGAAATTACTACACTTCCTGGTGGCGAAAACCTTGGACAAATTGATGATATACTATACTTCCAAAAGAAACTATATAAATCATTGAATGTACCAGTAGATAGATTAGAATCAGAAAATGGTTTTAGTTTAGGTAGATCAACTGAAATTTCAAGGGATGAAGTTAAGTTTCAGAAGTTTATTAATAGATTACGCAAGAAGTTTTCTTGGTTATTACTTGATTTACTGAAAACCCAATTATTACTTAAGGGTATTATTACTGAGAGTGATTGGTATGATTTCAGAGAGAATATTGTTGTTGATTATATTAAAGACTCTTATTTCTCAGAACTTAAAGAAAATGAGATCATAAGAGAACGAGTTGGATTATTAACCGAACTTGATCAATATGTTGGTGATTATTATTCTAAAGATTGGATTCGTAAAAACGTTTTAATGTTATCAGAAGATGATATTAAACAAATGTCTGATGAAATCGATGAAGAAAGAAAATCGGGTGATATTCCAGATGAAGATGACATATAATATCTTGAAATATTAAATGTTATAAATATAATAATATAGGAATAAACATGAATAATATAAAAGATTTAATAGATAATATATCAGTGGGTGATAATACAAAGACTGTTGATATGTTTAATAGTACAATGAAATCCAGAATTATGGATGCCATTGAAACTCGTAAAGTTGAACTTGGCAATTCAGTATACAACAGAGAACCTGACAATGAAGACATTTAAAGAACTAAGAGAGTTTGTTGATATTCAAGAATCTGTTAAAAGTTATACTGTAGGCAAACATAAAATAACTATTGATAAGAACGGATCTAAATTCTCTGCTAGTATTGATGGGGAATTATTAGATTCAAGTTTTAAATCAGAAAAGGATGCTGTAACTTCAGTATCTGAGTTTATTGATTTAATGAAACTTTAAAGGAAATAAAATGTATCTTATTACAGAACATCTTGAATCTAATTTAGACTATATAACCGAAGAAAAGAACGGTAAGAAGAGTGTTGTCATTGAAGGTATCTTCATGCAAGCAGAATCTAAAAACCGTAACGGTAGAGTTTATCCGCGTCCAGTCATGGAAAGAGCAGTAGATAAATATGTTACAGAACAAGTTGTAAAAGGTCGTGCGGTTGGTGAGTTAAATCATCCGGATGGTCCATCTATTAATTTAGATAAAGTTTCACACAGGATTACCGAACTTAATTGGGATGGTAATAATGTTAATGGAAAAGCACTTATATTAGATACTCCTATGGGTCAGATCGTAAAGGGTTTGGTTGAAGGTGGTGTCCAACTAGGTGTTTCAAGTCGTGGTATGGGAAGTCTTGTTACTAGAAATGGTGTGAATATGGTTGGAGATGATTTTCATCTTTCAACTATTGACATTGTTCAAGATCCGTCAGCACCAGAAGCCTTTGTTAATGGGATTATGGAAGGTGTCGATTGGATTTGGGATAATGGTATACTAAAGCAACAAGATATTGAAAAATATGGGACTGAAATCAAGAAAGCATCTAAAAAACATCTAGCGGAAGCACAGATGTTGGTGTGGAAAGATTTCCTCTCAAAACTTTAACTCTAGATTATTAAAGGAATCTATTATGTCTGAGAAGACCAAAAACGAAGAGTTGGATCTTATTGAAGATATTACTGAAGTAGAACTCCAAGATGAAAGCCTTGTTGAAACCGTTGAAGTTACGACAGAGGAAATCGTTGAGGAAGTTGCTGTAGAAAAACCTGCTACTAAAGCAGGGTTATTAGCATCTATCTACGAAGAAATGTCTAAATTGGATAAAACCAAATTAGCAAAAGCCTATGAATCTATTCTTGGCGAAAAAGTCGAAATCGATGACGAAGATGAAGAATCTGATGAGGAAGAATCAAAAGAATCTGATGAGGAAGACGAAGACGATGAAAAAGTAGTTGTAGAGAAAAAGAAAAAGGGTAAAGTTAAAGAATCTTATGATTTTAAAGACGACCTTGACGCTTTAGTAATTGCAGATTCTACTCTTTCTGAAGAGTTCCAAGAGAAAGCTGGAACAATCTTTGAAACTGCTGTTAAGTCTAAAATCACTTCAGAGATCGAAAGATTAGAAGAAGAGTATGCTGTTCAACTTCAAGAAGAAAGTGAAGTTATCAAAGAAGGACTTGTAGAAAAAGTAGATGGTTACTTGAACTATGTAGTCGAATCTTGGATGGAAGATAACAAACTTGCAATTGAAGCTGGTATCAGAACTGAAATTTCTGAATCATTTATGCAATCATTGAAAGGTTTATTTACAGAACATTATATTGATGTTCCTGAATCTAAAGTCGATCTGGTTGATGATTTAGTTGAAGAAGTAACTTCTTTAGAAGAGCAAGTTAATAATATGGTTGGCGATAACATTAAATTGACAGAATCTGTTCAATTGTTAAAACGCGAAATGATTATTGATGAAGCTGCTAAAGATCTAGCAGGTACTCAATCAGAGAAATTAAAAGGTCTTGTAGAAGATCTTGAGTTCGAAGACGAGAAAACTTTTATTAAGAAAGTTTTTACTGTCAAAGAATCTTATTTTTCTGACAAACCAAGCGATTTCGATGTTGAAAAAGCTGAAATGGAAAATGGAAGTCTTGCTGAATCAGTACAACTATCATCTTCAATGGAAAAGTACTCTTCAGTACTTTCTAAAACACTTAAATAACAACAAACCCTAGGAGATTCAAAAATGTTTAATTCAGAAACCGCACAAGGTAAATGGCAGCCAATTTTAGAACACGCTGCAATTCCTGAAATTACAGATACATACCGTAAATCGGTAACTGCTGTATTATTAGAAAACCAAGAAAAAGCAATGACAGAAGAACGTTCTGCAATGGGTTTCATTAATGAAACTGCTGCTAACGCTACTAATGCTGGTGCTGCTCCAATGGCTAACTGGGATCCAGTTCTGATCTCTTTAGTTAGACGTTCTATGCCTAACCTTATGGCTTATGATGTTGCTGGTGTTCAACCAATGACAGGACCAACTGGTCTTATCTTCGCTATGAAATCTAACTATTCTACTCAAGGTGGAACAGAAGCACTTCAAGATGAAGCAAATACTGCTTTCTCTGGTGCTGGTACTCACGGTGGTGATTCTAGTTCTTTAGTTGGTGCTGGTGTAGATACTACTCCTGCTGATACTATCGAAGATTCATTTGCAATCGGTTCTGGTATGACTACTGCTCAATCTGAAGCATTAGGAAACACTGGTGCAGCATTTGGCGAAATGGCTTTCTCAATTGAGAAAACTTCTGTTACTGCTAAAACTCGTGCATTGAAAGCTAACTACACAATGGAATTAGCACAAGATCTTAAAGCAGTTCATGGATTAGATGCTGAAACTGAACTTGCTAACATCTTATCTGCTGAAATTCTTGCAGAGATCAATAGAGAAGTTATTAGAACTATCAACGTTAAAGCAAAATTAGGAGCACAGTCTAGTAATGTTGCTTCTGCTGGTACTTTTGATGTTTCTACTGATGCTGATGGTCGTTGGTCTGTTGAGAAATTCAAAGGTCTTATCATTCAAATTGAACGTGAAGCAAATGCTATCGCTAAAGATACAAGACGTGGAAAAGGTAATTTCATTATCTGTTCTTCTGATGTTGCTTCTGCTTTAACTGCTGCTGGTATGTTAGATTATACTCCTGCACTTTCTGCAAAATTGAATGTTGATGATACTGGTTCTACATTTGCTGGTGTTCTTAATGGTAGTATGAAAGTTTATATCGATCCTTATGCAACTCAAGACTACGTAACTGTCGGTTACCGTGGTACTAACCCTTATGATGCTGGTATGTTCTATGCACCATATGTTCCTTTAACTATGGTTCGTGCTGTTGGCGAAAATGACTTTCAACCTCGTATCGGATTCAAAACTCGTTACGGTATGGTTGCTAACCCATATGCTACTGGTGCAAGTGCAAGCGAAACTGGTACTAACCGTGCTAACCAATACTACCGTATCTTTGCTGTTGCAAATATCTTAGTATAGTTTGAAATTTACAAGGATGTAAGTTAAAAGGGGACTTAATTGTCCCCTTTTTTTTGTCTTATAAATACTACTATATTATCAATGTAGAGATTTATTATGCCATACGACCTTAATGTTAATTTCAAAAACGAAAGAACATCTATTCTTAGTGAAGATTTATCTTTATTAAATCCAACAGGGTTTAGACTTACTATTGATTCACTCAAATATCCTAATGCACAATTTATGGTTCAGCAAGTCGAACTACCTGAATTGTCAGTCACATCACAAACATTTAGTACACCACTTAGAGATATAAGTATGTCTGGTGGTAAAGTTGTCTATAGTCCTTTGACTTTGACTTTTTTAATAGATGAAGAACTCTCTAACTATCAAGAAATACATGATTGGTTGTTTGGTCTAGTATCAGAACAAGATAGTAGATCTGTAAAGAAATCTAGAGATCTTACTCTATTAGTTCTATCATCTTCTAATAATGTTATTAAACAAATTCAATTTATCGATGCCTTTCCAACATCCCTTGGATCATTACCATTCGATATTACACAAACTGATGTAGAATACTTAACCGCAACAGTGTCTTTCGATTATTCGTATTTTAAATTCTTATAGATATTCTTTTATTATGATGGAGGTTTTATTATGTTACAACTAGAAAATATACTTGAATTGTGGAACAAAGATTGTCAAATAGATAGACTGAAATTAGATGATGCTTCACTTGAAACACCTAAACTTCATTCCAAATATCTTCAACTTTATGCTATTGTTAAACTACAACACAAGAAATTAGACCTCAAATATAAAACACTACTTAAACATAAATTCTTATGGTATAATGGTAAATTGTCAAGATCACAAATGGATGATCTTGGTTGGGGGTATGATGCACTAAATGGTCTGAAAATCCTTAAAGGTGATATGGATAAATACTACGACTCCGATGTAGACATTCAAACAATGCAACTTCAATTGTTCGAACTAAAAACTGTTTTAGATACACTCGAAGAAATTATTAATAATGTTAAATGGAGACATTCAACAATTAAGAATGCCCTCGATTTTCGTAGATTTGAATCTGGTGCTTAATATATAATCAAGGTGAAGTAATGGAAATCATTAAAATTCGTAATAAAAATCATGCATTCCTACAGATAGAGTGCGATTACGGCATCGCTCAGGAACTATGTGACTTTTTCACATTCTACGTTCCTGGTTATAAGTTCATACCCGCATATAAGAATAAAATGTGGGATGGTAAGATTCGATTATTCGATATTAGATCTCATGAACTACCCTCTGGACTATTCCAATATGTAAAAGAATTCGCTAGTACTCCTGGTAGAGATTATGTAATAGAATTGGAACACTGTAACTACTACGGTATCCCTGATTCTAAACCTGTTATTGATATGAACTTTATATCATCTCTAACATTATCCTCAGGTGGCAAAGAAATTGTTCCAAGAGATTATCAATTAGAAGCAATACATCATGGTCTTTGTAATAAAAAAGCACTACTAATATCACCAACAGCATCTGGTAAATCTCTAATAATCTATATCTTATTACGTTATTACCTTGCTAACCACTCAAAGAAAATACTAATAATTGTACCAACCACTTCTCTAGTGGAACAGTTATATAAAGATTTTGAGGATTATTCACAGTATGATGATAACTTTGATGCGGAATCTATGTGTCATAAAATCTATTCAGGTAAAGCAAAGATATTTGATCAGAGAGTAACTTTATCAACTTGGCAATCTGTTTATAAATTACATGGACAATGGTTTGAACCTTATGGCATGGTGCTTGGTGATGAAGCACATAACTTTAAAGCAAAATCTTTAACTTCTATTCTTACTAAATGTAAAGAAGCGGAATATCGTTTTGGTACTACTGGTACTCTGGATGGTACAACAACTCATAAACTTGTATTAGAAGGTGGTTTCGGTCCTGCTTATTATGTGACTACTACTAAAAAATTAATGGATTCTGGTTCACTTGCTCAATTAGATATCTCTGTATTATTATTGAAATATCCAGAAGTGGAATGCAAGTTAGTTAATAAAGCAAAGTATCCAGAAGAAGTAGATTATATTGTTAGACATGAACGAAGAAATCAATTCATCTCTAAATTAGCATTAGATCAAGATGGTAATACTTTAGTTTTATACCAATATGTCGAGAAACATGGTAAACCTTTGTATGATATTATTAAGAGTTTAGCACATACAAGAAGAAAAGTATTCTTTGTATCGGGTGGTACTGATGTCGAAACTAGAGAACAAACTAGAACTATTGTAGAAACTGAAAAGAATGCTATTATTGTTGCTTCACTTGGAACGTTCTCTACTGGTATCAATATAAAGAACTTACATAATATCATCTTTGCTTCTCCTTCTAAATCACAGATTAAAGTGCTACAATCTATTGGTCGTGGTCTAAGAAAATCTGATGATGGTCGAGAAACTAAATTATTCGATGTTGCTGATGATTTGCATTATAGAAAGAATAAGAATTTTACTTTGCTACATGCCAGTGAAAGAATCAAAATATATACTAGAGAGAAGTTCAAATACAAAATATATGAGGTTTCCATATGAGTGAATTAGAAGTTGATATAAGGCATATTAAATTGGTGACTGGTGAAGAAGTTATCTCTTTGGTACTTGAAGTAACAGAAGGAGGTGTAATGGTTCTTTCATCACCATTACAATTGCATATCATAAAGAAAGAAGATATATATGGTTACACTTTTAGTCCTTTTATGCCACTTGGTGTTGATGGTGAAGTATTAGTATTAGTATCCAATATTGTTGCTTTTACTTATGTTACTGATGATATACGGGATGAATATATAAATGCTTCTGAAACACACAATGAAGAAACATCAATAGATGAACTATTAGTAAATGAAATGCCTTTTACCTCTACACTACATTAATAACCCTATCCCAATTTTCCCCGGTGACAGATTTATTATACTACATTTTATCATAAATGTCAAGCCCCTCCCCAATATAAAATAACCCTTTACTTTTCTATGAAAATGTAGTATAATAATTATATTATTAAAAGTAAAGGAGAGTATGCTCAATGAAACCACAAGATAAACCACACTACGTAAACAATAAAATATTTAGTAATGCGGTTGTTGATTATGTGAGGTCTGTTAACAAAGCAACCGAAGATGATCAACCAATCCCTGTAGTGACTGACTACATTGCTATGTCATTCCTAAAAATATCTGAAGGTCTAAGTCACAAATCAAACTTTATTCGATACACCTATAGAGATGAAATGGTGATGGACGGTGTTGAAAACTGTTTACGTGCTATCATGAACTATAATATTGAAACAGCGACTAGAACTGGATTACCTAACGCATTCTCTTATTTCACACAGATATGCTTCTATGCTTTCCTAAGAAGACTTGCTAAAGAAAAGAAACAGCAAGATATTAAATACAAATGGATTGATAATATTGATATAAATGACCTTGTTTCCTATGTAACTGAAGTCGAAGCATTAGATATGAACTCTGAAGTTTCCTTTGTAGAACAACTAAAAGAAAGAATCACTCTTGTAAAAGATAAAGATGAAAAAGTAAAGGAACTAATCAAAGAGAAAGAAGTAAAAACAAAGGCACTTGAATTCTTTATGGATGATATATGAAAGTAGCAATATTAAACGATACACATGCGGGAGTCAGGAACTCTTCGGATATTTTTATAAATTATCAAGAAAGGTTCTACTCTGAAGTATTTTTTCCTTACCTAAAGGAAAATAATATTACACAGATATTACATCTTGGTGACTATTACGAACACAGGAAGTACATCAACTTTAAAGCACTCAATGCTAATAGAAAACACTTCCTTGATAAACTGAAACTTAATGGTTTACATATGGATATTATTCCAGGAAACCATGATGTGTTCTATAAGAATACTAATGAACTTTGTTCCCTTAAAGAATTGCTTGGATATTATACTGGTAATGTAAATATTATCATGAACCCAACGGTTCTTAAATATGGTAAAACCTCTGTTGCTGCTTTACCTTGGATTAATTCTGAGAACTATTCTAAATCTATTGAGTTTGTTAATAATTGTAAAGCAACTATACTGGCGGGACATCTTGAACTTGTTGGGTTTGAAATGATGAAAGGTGTTATCAATGCACATGGTATGGATACAACAAACTTTAAACGATTTGATAAGGTTATATCAGGACATTTCCATACAAAATCTTCTATCGATAATATACACTATCTTGGTTCACAAATGGAATTCACTTGGGCAGATGCACATGATCCAAAGTACTTCCATATCCTTGACACCGATACTGATATCATAGAGAAGGTTCTAAACCCTATAACAATGTTTGAGAAAGTTGTATACAATGATGAAGAGTTGTGCTATGATGACTATGATTTTACGAAACTTGATGATAAGTTTGTAAAGGTTTTTGTAGTTAAAAAGAAAGACCCTTATTTCTTTGATAAGTTCATTGATAAAATACAAGATCGAGATATACATGAGTTGAAAATTGCAGAATCCTTTGATGAATTCTTGGGTGAGAATGTTGATGATGAAGGTGTACTAGTAGAAGACACCACAGAATTATTAGATTCTTATGTTGATGGAGTTGAAACTGAATTGGACAAACCAAGGATTAAACACTTGATGCAAAGTTTACTAGTTGAAGCACAGTCGATGGACATTTTATGATCACATTTAAAACCCTAACCTATAGTAATTTTTTATCTACAGGAACTAAAAGCACTACTATACTATTAAACAAATCACCATCTACTCTTATTATAGGACAGAATGGTTCTGGTAAGAGTACTATCCTAGATGCTCTATCATTTGCGTTGTTTGGGAAAGCCCATAGATCTATTACTAAAGGTCAACTAATCAATTCAATTAACAATAAGAATTGTGTGGTCACTGTAGAGTTCTCTATAGGAAAACATGAGTTCAAGATTGTAAGAGGTATAAAGCCTAATATATTTGAGATATGGCAAAACGATGTTATGATCAACCAAAGTTCTGCTGCTAAGGATTATCAGAAATACCTTGAGCAGAATATATTGAAATTGAATCATAAATCATTCCATCAAATTGTGGTATTAGGATCTTCTTCATTTATACCATTTATGAAGTTGTCTACAAACCACCGTAGAGAAGTCATTGAGGATTTACTGGATATACAAGTGTTCTCTAAAATGAACCAGATCCTTAAAGAAAAAGATGGTAAGATAAAGGAACATCTATTCAATGCCACACACCACACCGATAGATTAAAAGAGAAAATTGTTTCACAGAAGAAATATATTAAAGATATTGCTGAAATCTCGGATGATCAAATTAACTCTAAGAAAAAAGATATTGATAAGACATTAGAAACTATAGTGTCTTATAGAACTGACAATGAAACTCATCACACCTTTATATCAGAGAATGCCCATAACATTCAAAGTGAACTTAGTGAAATCACTAAGAAGAAACAATCACTAACCAATTTCATGGGTCAGTTTAATACACAGATAGCACAAGTGGTAAAGGAGTCAAAGTTCTATAGTGAGAATGATACTTGTCCTACTTGTTCACAGGATATTGATAGTATATTAAAGGATGTTAAATTAGATAAAGCAAAAACCAGAGCAGTACAATTAAATGAAGGTATCTCTAAAATCATTGATGAAGAAGTTACAATAGATTCACTGATAAAAGATCTAACCACACAATCTAATAGTATTATTAATAAACAAAGTGTTATTGACAGCAATAATAAGTCTATTAATTTACTATTGAATAACATCAAGTCTTATGAAAAGGACATTAATAGTATAACAGAAAAGAGTGGTGATTTATCTGAATCTAATGCGGAACTAGTTTCACTAATAAATCAACTTGATGTTAATAGTAATGAGAAGAGTAGACTTACAGATGAACGGGTTTATAATTCTGTTGCTGCTGAAATGTTAAAAGATACTGGTATCAAAACTAAGGTTATTAAACAGTACCTACCTGTAATGAATAGTCTTATAAATAAGTATCTCCAAGTGATGGATTTCTTTGTATTGTTTCATTTAGATGAAGGGTTCAATGAAACCATTAAAAGTAGGCATAGGGATGCTTTTAACTATTCATCATTCTCTGAAGGGGAAAAATCAAGAATAGATTTGGCTTTATTATTTACATGGAGACAAATTGCACGAATGAAGAATTCTGCCGCAACTAATCTATTGATATTAGATGAAACCTTTGATAGTTCTTTAGATAATGATGGAGTTGAAACTCTTATGAAAATCTTAGATACCCTTGAAACTGATACCAATGTGTTTGTTATTAGTCATAAGGGTGATATGTTAGACGGGAAATTTAGATCAAAGATAGAGTTTGTTAAGGACCATAACTTTTCAAATATAAAATAAAAGTGTTGACAAAGAAGTCAGTACAGGGTATAATTAGTCATAGTTTAAATAATAGAGGAAGAAATGAAAGGTTCAGTAGTAGTAGCAGTAATGGCAGCAACTATCATATGTTCGACAGCAAATGCTGATACATATGATATTCGATACGAAAAAGAGGTTAATAGAAGAGCTTTGAATTCCAGAGTAGCAATACAAAACCATTACGATCAACAACAACAGAAACGATTTATACAGGAATCGGATGCAAAGAAAAGGAGGAGACTTAGTTGGGGATTTACACTCGAACAACAAAACAATAAACATAAGTATACTGGGTGGTGAAAAATAAAGGTTGACAATGATGTCAAATTGAGTTATACTAACTTATACTAATAAATTATAGAGGTTATACAATGAACATCAAAGATGTTACATCATACACCAAAGAAGGAATTTACTCTGTTTACATATGGACAGATGAGTTTGTTGAAGTTGCATTCCGTAAAGATGATGCTATACCAGGACAAGATGATCTAATTGCTAAAGTTTGTTATGAGATCAACCATAGTACCTTAGCAGTGACCTATACAGAGACTTCTCCACTTTACATATTAAAAGAGAAGAAACTCCGTGATATTTTATTTTTACCGGACAACGGTATCTATCCAGATGCCCTTGAACTAGAAGAAGAACTGGAAGATATGTGTATATTAATTAGTCAAGTGATTGCCTAAACAAAGTTAATATATGAGTTATAATTAGTAATACTTTGAAAATATTTAATTGGAATATAAATGAAAAATTATAAAATTAAGTTTAATCTATACGAACAGTTCTTTGCTAACGCTAATAATACTCTAAGTGAGTTATTCTTTGCAGAATCTATTGAAGCAGCATCTTTGATGTGCTTTAGGAAATATGCTACTGGTGTTGTTGTTGATATTTTAGCAATCTCCGAGGCGTGATAAATGAAACTATTCAGAATAATACCAAAAACATTCACAAGATTGCTTGATGGATGGTGTAGATTTGATACACCACCAAAAGATATTGTGACTAATATTAAAAGTAAATCTGATGACGAGTTGATACTTTTATATTCACAACATAGGATTTATGATAGATTCTATTCAACACCCTCTGGATTAATCTTTAGCGTCACACTAAGAGAGATTAAAAAAAGAGGATTACTTCGAATGAATAATTTATAGTTGACATCTAAGACTAGTTAAGGTATAATAAGTCTTACTTTTAGGAAATATAGGAAATATATATATTACAATGATTGAAATGAAAAATAAAGTAATATTGGTAGACTGTGATGGTGTTTTACTTGATTGGGAACGTGACTTTGAAGAATGGATGACGGAACATGGTTTCACCGTTGTTGAGAATTCTGAATATCTCTATAAAGTAAATGAACAATACAATATCCCAAGAAAAGAGGGTAAATTTCTAGTACGAATGTTTAATGAATCTGCTAGAATGAAAAATCTACCTCCTTTATGGGATGCTATTAAGTATATTAAGAAACTCCATGAAGAACATGGTTATGTGTTTCATGTAATCACATCAATGACATCTAACGTAAATGCTCAAGAACTTAGAACACAAAACCTAAAGGCATTATTTGGTGAAACAGCAATTGAAAAGTTTACTTACCTTGATACTGGTGCAGATAAAGATGAAGCATTATCCGTATACAAAGACTCTAATCTCTATTGGATTGAAGATAAACCAGAGAATGCCGAGGTTGGTTTAGAGTTAGGTCTGGATTCTCTATTGATGTCTCATTCACATAATTATGAATATAAAGGTGGTGCTAAAGTGGTGTATAATTGGGAAGATGTTTATAAGTTAGTGATAGGAGATAAATGATGAGCGGTGGTTTTTTTGATTATGAACAATATAAAATTAGTGAAATTGCTGATCAGGTTGAGCAATTGATTCGGGATAATAATGTAGAGGATGAATATGGTGACGTGTACAGTTATGATGATGAAGTTATAGATAATATAAAAATCGGATTAAACCATTTACAACTTGCTTCAATTTATGCACAACGAATCGATTGGTTCGTTAGTGGTGATGATGGTAAAGAATCGTTTTTAGAAAGACTGGAAGAGGACTTGGGTAATTATGACTTACGGTGAAGCAGTAGAAGAAATGAACAAAGGGAATGGTGTGAAATTGCCTGAGTGGTCTGGTCATTGGTTTAAGGAGGATGGTATAGTAAAGGTTAGTTTGTCCGATGGTGGAGTTCTTAAAACGCCAAGTTTTCAACAATATATTTTTAGAACTGATTGGGAAATTGCATGATTAACTACAGATATA